TAATATATCTAAAAAATCCCTCATTACAGATGCCCTAACTGATGGGAATGTTTTTCTACATATTGTTATTGTCTTTCCTGTATTCTTTAATGAATAATGAAATATAATATAAAGCAGGATATTGTACGTCTTGCCTGACCTTGTTCCACCTTGCTCTATTGATATCTTTTTATCAGACTTTAAAAGGTGTTTAAAAACTACGTTAGTCTTTATTTTCAATTATCTCAATTTCAAAGTGTGATGGCATTCCGTCTGCTCCTGTTATCTCTTGCCTTTCTACATAACCCCTTTTCTTTCCTTTTGTCTTTAAATAGAATATAGTTGCTGCAGTTGAATCTGCTGCTATCTGTTTATGTAATTGACTTTCTGCAAAGTCTAAAGCTACGTTTTCTATTTCCTGTACTGCTATTGCAAACATTTCATCTTCCTTTAACCATTTGTAATATGTGCTTCTAGGTATATCTGCTTTCTTACAAGCTACTGTAACAACACCTAAACTTTGTTCTAGTGCTGCTAATAGTGATTCCTTTTTAATATGTCTACTTTCGTTCATTATAGATTTAATTTTATTGTAAACTCATTCGCTTTCCTTTTAACATTTGAAATCATAGATGGGTATAATTTAATCAAATCTTTGATAGCTTTTTTTTCCATCTGAATAGTTCTATAATCTTTACATCCACCATCTTTTCCCCAATGGTCATTTTCCCAATGTAAATATCTTATAGCTAAAATTCCACCTTTGTCTTTTATATGTCTTAAGCAAATTTCATAATCTTCTTTAACAGGAAAATTCTCATCAAAATAATATTCTCCATCATTTATTATTCCCATTAACGATGCAGTAACATAACTTCTAGTTAGAATAGGTTTATAAGGATATGTCCCTCTAGGTGAACTTTCAGTTCTTGTTCCCCAAATTTTATATCCCATTTGTTCGCTTAGGTCAAAAAACTTTAAAAATTCTTCCATCCAAAAGCCTTCATCCCTTACTTCTATTTTTTTAGTATTTCTTTTATCTAGAAAATTATATCCAACATTTTTAGCATCATCATCTAACATCACCACCCATTTTTCGTCTGTATTTTTTAATATCCAATTTCTAGTATTTGTAATACCCCTTACTTCTTTTGGCACACAAACAATATTTTTTATTAAATCTTTATACTGATGGTATTCGCTTTCAGGAATAAAAAAAGTAGAATTAGGTAATATCTTATTTGTTGTGGTAAGCCCTGCTCTACCCTTACTTGGTACTGCTATCAGCATCTTTTATTCTTTTTTTAAATTCATCCCAATATAATACTCTCTCTAAACTAACTGAATCAAAACCACTTCCTTTTTTATATCCACCTCTACGCACCATTTTTAGTTTTAAAGTTTCCTTTAATTCTTCCCAATCAACAGAATTCGGCTCTGCCATTATAAGTATGTATTCTTTTGGTGGCTCTAATTGAACAGATTGTGGTAATTCAATATCATCATCTTCTTCTAAATCATCAATAGCATTATCAATATTTAAATCTAAACCCCAATCTTCTAATAAATCAGTATCCCAATCATTTGCTAAAATATCCCAATCCCATTCCCCAAATCCTACATTGTCTTTAATAATAAATTCCTGTGCTTTTTTTTCATCTAAATCATCTGCCTGTATAATATAGACTTCTTTTAATCCTATCTCCTTACAAGCCTTGTAACGCATATTTCCACCTAAGATAATATTATCCTTATCAACCACTATTGGTCTAAGTGATAACATCTCAGGAAATTCCTTTACACTATTAACAAGTTTCTGAAACTTATGTTTGTTTATGAATCTAGGATTAGCATCATTTTCTTTTATAGATGATATACTAACCTTTTGTATTTTAGCTTTGATCATTGTATTAAATTTTCTCTAAGGTACAAAAAAATTATTTTCTGTATATTTTTGTAATTACTAATTGAAATATTCCAAAGTAAACAACAATGTCTTCTTCGTATATTTGTTCATCTTCAAAAGGGTAATGTCTGATACCAAACAAAACCCCTTTAAAAACTCCTGCTTTAATTTCATAACGTAATAATTCCATAGTAAATATTTCTATTATAACGTAATAAATTGCAAATCTGTTATTCCCAATCTTCAGGGAATAAAATTTTACCTATTTGCTTTCCTAATCCTGCTACTATTAAAGCAATCATTATCCAACCTAATGCTTCTACTATCATAATTTATTTATTTTAGTTCTTACCAATGCATACCCTCCATTGAGGTACTGCTTTCTATTACTTTACATTCATCTTTGTTTTTCCAATTCCAACTCTGTTTCCATAAACTTACCTTTTCAATTATTTCATTTAATTTATCCTTTGGTATGTCGTGCAATACATTCATAATTGGGTCGTTCTTTACTTTGTTTCTTAGATCTAAATACTTTCTTTCGAAGTTATCACATTTGCCCTGCAGGTAATGTATCTTATCTATCTCATCATAATTCAAATCACTTTTAAAATTAAAGCTATCTTCTATTTCTTGCAAAGATGAATTATACATTTTGTATGTTTCATAATTCTTTACTAAATGAATTACAGTTGCGTGATTCATAGTCTTACCCATTGATTCAAAGTAATATGCAATATTAGTCCACCTCATCCCTAGCTTTTCCCTAAGAATATAACAAACCAATGCCCTTAACTCTACATAGTTTCTTTGTCTAGTGTTTAAAAATATATCAACCCCTGTCATTTCAACTACACCCTCTGCTACTTTCTTATAATTTCTATCCATTTTTATTTCTTAAAATTTGTATTTCTCGTTCTAAATAATCTTTTGCTTTCAATAAGTCTCCTAGTTCGTCTTTCTTTTTTCCTGCTCTAACAATATACTTCAAGATATTACCTCTGTTAAAGTTAAGTGAGTAATCGTTACACACGTCTATAATATCATAATCTTTTCCGTTATCGTAATGTACTTGCGTTGCTTTCATAAATTATCTATTTTATTTTGTATTTCATCTATTGAATTTAAAATATCAATACATTCATTTTCTTCATAATTAGTAAAAATATGATTGTATATTTCATCTAATTGATTTTGTATTTCTTTTTTTGTCATTCTGTTAATAGTTTTAAAAGGTTATAGCATTCAGTATATTTTTGCCTAGCTTTGCCTTTGTATTCTTGTTTAAATAATTCGTATAGCTTTCTAGTATATTGGTATTTAGTTTGACAATCTGAATAATACTTTTCTGCAAACCTTTTTCCTTTCCCTTTAAAGTAATTTACATTGTCTGCAGTATCTCCCATTATCATTTGCTCATAAAAATTATACATAGCTTCATCTTCTGATATATCTAGTATTTCTTTGTGCTTGTAATGGTAGTTATACATCAAACAAGGGAACTGCTTGTAGTCTTTATCTATTGATACTATCATAACTTCATTTCTTCCTAATTCTTCAGATAACTTTTTCCAATACCTTGCAACCATATCATCTGTTTCTACCCCATAACCATAAATAGAATCATATTGGTCTTTTACAAATTGATGCATTTCGTGTAATAATGGTGGTAGTTCCTGCTTCTTTCTGTTAGCTTTGTACTTCTTAGTAATTAGCTTTCTAAAGTTACCTTTTGACCCACTAAATGTAATTACCTTATCTATATTATAAAGTTCTTCTAAGTGGTTTACAATAGCCATATATTGTTCATCAAACTTACTTCTAGCATAAGCTATGTCTGTATAATACTTTTCATCCTCAGGATGTTCTCGCTTCCTGTAACAACTTGCAAATATTAAACTATCTGCATCTACTAATAATATCATAATATATCCTGTATTGCTCCCTCGATATACATTATCGCATTTTGACAAGTGTTATCTTCTAGTTCCCCATTTTCAATATCTTCTAAAGCATCTATATAAATATAACTTATTTGTCTTTCTAACATAGGAAACTCTGTTATTGACTTCATACAATACCTAGCTAAATCCCCAATGTTTATAGTTGTTTTTTTCTGCTTCATAATTCTTTTAACTCGTCTTTAATTAAATCTAAATACATTTCCTGCATCTTTTTATTTTCCTTTATAACTTGATTTATTATAAATGGCAAGTCTTTAATTAATTGGTCTGTATTATACACCACCCAATTATCATCTCCATACCCTATATGCATTTCTCCATCTGAGCAATAAAGGTGGTTTGTTTCGTGTATGTATGTGTGTTTACTGTCTGTCATATTGTGATAAATTTATTTGTAAATAATTTCTTAAATCTGAATTTTCTTTTATTCTGAACTTGATAG